CCTTCTTGCCTTGTCCATAAATAAGCTTCAACACACAGATATTCATGAGCACCACCGCTATCTTCAATGGATTCCCACCAATACTTTGCAGATTCAGGCACTACTCCGATAGGTTCTGTTAAATTAACCAATTCTGTTTCTGTGTCTGTGGTGACTATCTCAACATCGTGTCCACCATAATCCTTTTCTTCTCGTAGATAGTGAGTAACAACAGGACAATTAAAAATTGACCAAATAGCTCTTTCAAATGCTTCTTTCGATATGTATGTCTTATTGCGATTAAGTCCTGTATAAGCCACTTTAATTACACCTTTTGCAAAAGAACTATTGATTTTTTCTTCGTTGTCGTACTGTATAATGTGATTAGGGATACTATATTGAATCGTCACACGCTTTTTATCTTGCTTCACTCTTACTCACCACCTTCCAGATGATTTTAAATATGTAAAAAGCCCCACTCTATAATGAGTGAGGCTTAAAACATTAACTTGTCTGAATAAATACAAGCCACATTTTCAAATAAAGCTTTATTATTTGAGAGTGATGATTTGTTCTCAAATACATATAGTGTTGGGCTTGTAGAGCATTTTCTCTTATTGTCAATAACAGAAATAAGAGAATAACCTGCATTGATTAACAGTTGTTTGTCTTTTTCATTTGTTACATAAATAAATTTCACTACTCTTCGTCTCTTTCCTGAGCAATTTCGCCGTTGTCACTGATTTCTCCTAAATCTTTGGTTGGTGCTCCCGCTTCTCCATTGCTATCCGCTGCCTTTGTGCTCTGTGTAGCTGAACTGCTCAATGGAACAAACTTATCGGGAATACCCATAATAGAGTTTTCCAAAAAGTGCATACTGTCAATATCTGACTGATTAAGTCCTTGTGATGCACAATAATACGAAACCATCGGCAATCCGTATTGGCAGGCTTTTAGATACGAGTCGCCAGCTTCTTTGCGATTGAAACGACTTACATCCAAAAATGATATCTTAAACATTTTTCCATGTGAGAGGGTATGAATGTAACGATTAAGCATCTTTTCAATGCTTAACACAATTCCATAAGTAATTGCTTGGTCGGCTTTTATAGATAAAAGCAAAGCATTTGACGATGCTTTTGCGTTGTTAAATAGAAGACTCGAAACACCTGCTGCCGTAAAAAGATGATTCTCTGCGTCTGCTACATTGTCTACATCAGAGGTGTTTGCATGATTAAAGCTAATCTTCTCAACCGGCATTGGAGTTAAAACCGATCCTACTTCATTAGGTAGTACGGAATCTAAGTTTCTCCATATATCTTTAGCCATTTCATAATCCATAGGAAATGAGCCGTCATCATTCATTAACAGTTTCATTACCAGTAACGCATAATTCTCGATTTCGGTTTGTGTCAAATTGAGCTGCTTATAGTCTTCAACTTCATACAATTCACGCAAAAGTCCAACAAAAGGAGGCACTGGATAACTTAAAATATCTTTATTGCATTTGATTGCAAAAGATGTCGGAGCATCCAATAACTGCCATTTATATTGTGTACTGTCTTGCTTATATAAATTATATTTAATTGTAAATTCGGTAGGATACAACGGTAACAATTCTGGTCTTGAATCAAAATATTGAAAATTAAATGATACATCAAGTACGCCGTCCTGAATTGATGCGATATCGCAATGATCGGAAGGAAGTTGCTGAATCATAGTATTATCTTTTGTTTCTCTCATTGTTCCGTAAAAAACATCTTCTCTTAAACAAACTGTCAACATAGTGTCAAACGAACTTTTAATATTAAATCCGTCCAATGTATGTAAAGTCTTAGAGTAATTCTTTTTGATTTTTTTTACATCAGAATTATTGGCTACATCAACATTATAAGGAGATACAATGTAAGATAAGTCAGTCAACCCAACGAAGTACTGTATGATTCTTCGGAAATGCGAACTTGCCGAATACATATAAATTACTGCATTGCGTAACTGTGCTTGGTATCTATATGGATTGGACAAATATGTATTGATTTCGTCTTTTGTGTACAGAAAAAAGGAAGGTGTGTTTCTATCATTGTTTAGGTCTCGAAGCACAAGCTGATTTAAAGCAGCAAATTTTTGCTGAGTCGTTTTGATCTGCTCTTTATATTTTTTATCATCTTCTGTTCGTTGTTTTTCAGTATGAATTTCTACACTATCAATCTTATTCATTTTTCACACCCTTTCTTTTAACGGTACTTGTACATGTCTGGTGCTCTAAACACAAAAAAGTCTTTTGCCGAATAGATCGTGTTGCCTTTTTGTCGTATACTGTCTTCAATCTGTCTTGCTACATAATAGTTGTAAGACAAACTTGAAAAACGGTCTTTTCGCATACCAGACATCTCTTTAACTTTGATAAGTTTATTGTTTTCTTCAATGTTGAGCTTTACTAATTCATTAACCAATAGCGTGGTATTTATATACTGCTTAATGATTTTTGTTCGCTCAATAGGACTAAGATTACTATATCCTTTAATATCATTAAGGCAGGTTTCTGCATCAAACTCATTTATGAGTAATTTAATACGACCAGACTTAAACCCTTCTCTTAAGGCTAATGCACAGTCTGAGTTAAATTTAGCACCTGCTTTAATTGCCCAAATAACTTTTGGAGCAGATTTATCTTTACAACGACTTGCCATATCTGGGTTGTTACAGCAAGACAATGGGGGATAAACTACACCAGTTTCAGTGTCTTTAATTTCTTCCACCAGAGCATCGTATACACCAGAACCAACACCGTTCGCATCAATGACTATATAATCACAATCAAATTGTTCATATAATTTTCGCACAATCAATGCTTGCACTCTTGTCAGTTCGCCCTCAAGTGTGTCGCTGTATATGATATTATGAACAAACCTACCACCTTTTTGCTTCTGAGGTACACAGCTATTAATAAAAATAGCAGAAGCGTCATTCTTGTGTTTTGTTGTCGTTGCCATAAGTGCAATATCAATTGACAAAATACGCTTTTCATCGTGTTGCTTAGGCGGAATAATTAGTTTTTTATCTCCTGCCAACCTACTATAATCGGGTGGCAACCAAGGATATTTGATTGTTCGTGTCTGATTAATAACAGGATATTCGTAGAAGCTACCTTCAAAATCACCATAAAACAAACAATCCATTTCCATTGACCATGACACTTCATTGTAATCTGATTCAGCCATATCATCCTCAACTTGTTCTCTCATAAGCAGACCTTCTCTAATTGCAAGCTGATACGGGAAACCACATATAAAACATTTTTTACTATCATCTAACATGGTAGCTGCATAACCCTTTGCTTTTGCATAAGACCAATGAGAACAAAACCACGCTGAAGACATATAAATTTCCTTGTTTCTCTCTTGGTATTCTGGTTTTACATGCCAACTACCATCTGGTCGTTGATATTGATATTTTTTAAGTTTGAGAAATCCGGGTTGTCTGGGATTCGATAAGAATTTTTTCAATACGGTTTGAATGACATCCTTTGATACCATTCTAAATTCATCGGTAATAAGAATATTTGCTCTTGCACCTCTGGCAGAGTCTCTCGAAGTTACTACCAATATTTTTGATGTATTCCTAAATTTGATTTCGCCTTTTTCGCCTGTAATACTCCAAGATTCAATTTCAGCTCTCAAATTAGGGGCACCGGGCATAATAAGATTTATAATCTTGTCCAAAACCAAATTAGCCTGTTTTCTGTTACCAGATGCAATACATATTGTTGTTCCCGGATATAAAATACATCTAACAACGCAAAAAATAGCAACCAAAAATGTCTTACCTAAGCCTCGACAGGCTAAAAACATAAACTGGTTGCATATATTCATAAAACATATAAGTATAGATTGAAATGGTTTTAGAATAATATTTAGATAATCTTCAACAAAGTGTTCTGGGTGTTCTCTGTAGTATCCAGTTACCGTGTTTACTTTGTCCATTGTTTCTTGCCGTTGTTCTTTTATTCGGTCTTTGGTTGTAACCGAACTTGTGCTATAAATGCTGTCAGTCTGTGTTGATGTCATCGGCATCACCGCCATCCTTGTCAGAAGGTGCGGTCTTTAATGCTTCCGCAAATACTGACTCAAAAATAGCTTCATCATCTTCACCAGCGTATTCTGGACGCTCAACCCTATACCTATTCATTTCTTCTTCGTACATATGAGCGTATCTGTTATGTATTTTTAGCATTTTACACAAATGTCCGAGAAAATAAGTTGTAATATACCAAACTAACTGATTCTTGTTTTTGCACTCATCTATAGGTTTACGCTCTTCATATTTTTTTATTAATACACCAAAAGTGTTTGTTTCAGCTAAGTCACTTTCTTTTGTCTGGTTAGGTGATATTCCTAACTTGGTCATAATGTTACCCATACTTGTCTGTAGCGAATCAATTTTTTCGTTATGTTGATTTGCCTCTGAGATTCTTAAATCTGTAATGCATAACTGTTTGTATAACACTTGTTGTTCAACTGTTAAATTGTGATTGTCCTTAGTGAGTTTTTTGTATAGTGACTTAAGATTAGCATAACTATAGGCTGGATAGCCATATCCCCAAAAGGCTTCGTCTGCGGGAGTTATGCCTAATCTAACCTTTAACTCATCTTCGCTTTCGCCACTACCACCAAAATTCAAAGCACCTGACGGCACAGAATCTATCACATCGTCCTCTGTAGCGCTTCCTTCTTTGACCTTTTTGAATTTTAATTCTTCTTCGTCCAGAGTATCATCAAAAGTTTTGCCTGAGTATTTTAATAAGTTTGCCTTCTCCATATAAGCTCTAAATCTTGGACGAGATGAACTTGTGTCTCCTAACAGAGCGTATATCTCAGGAGACCAGTAAACATCAAAGTGTAAACACACCCGCCTTAAAGCTTTCTCTTCGCTTCCAAAAACTTCTCGATAGTGATTATATAATTCATCTACACAATCTTTACATACTGGGAAAAACTTTCCGTCGCCTTGCCATAATGGAGAAGAACCTCTTGAAAATGCTTTGGCTCTTTGAGACTCTGTAAATTCCTTTTTGCATTTCTTGCAGCGGTATACCGGTTTAAAGTCAATACTTTTTTTTGGTGGAGCGATTTTACTAACTTTAGGCAAAGAATCACTCCTTATCGTGATTTAATTGTGTGTTTAAAGATAAGGACGCTGTAAATTTTGCACATCTCGATGCTTCGATGTTGATAATTTCGTGCGTGATAGGATTTGTTCCTCTTCGAGCCTTGCCCTCATTAACATAAAAAGTACCAAATTTATGTATCTGTACGGGTTGACCAGTACATAACATTTCTGCAACGCAATCAAAAACATCTTTAATTACTTCTTTTGCGTCCTTTTTTGTGTAGCCTTTATCGGCTAACATACTAATTAGTTCTGTTGTTTGTGCCATTATTTCTCCGTTTCTTCCGTGTGCAATCTAAATGTTGCACTTGTCTTTATTTGCTTGTAATTTACTCTTATCTTCTTTGATATAAAACCTACGAGTAATATCCGTGCTTTTGTGATTAAGCAACACTGATACCTCTTCAAGCGACATACCAGCATTTTTATATGCTGTTGCTCCACTATGTCTAAAATCATGAGGATGTAATGTTGGAACTCCAATCATTTGACCAATCTTTTTACAATAGTCGCTTAGTGTTGATACTGTCGCAGGGGTACAAGAACCACTCTTTCTATGAGCTGATACAAAAACATATCCACCATCTTCAATATTATTCTCTGTTCTATATTGTTTTAGATTTAGCAAATATTCTTTAGCTTCTTCACTAAAGAACAATTCAACAAGATATCCTTCTTTTTCAAGGACATCTTTAGCCACACGACTATCAAAATCAAGTTGTTCCCATCTTATGTTTGCAATGGCATTTATTCTTGCCATTGTGGTCAGTGAAAAGATAGCATACGCTTGCATTGTAAGTGCTTCGTAATACTGCGTGGGCTTAGTCTTTCTTTGTTCCTTAGCCTTTTCAACATTCTCTTGTAGCTTTTCTCTCATAAACTGAATTTGCTGTGTAGTAAGAAATGTTTGTGCAACAACCGCCTGACCTTCTTTTGGTCTATCTATAAAACTCATTGGGTTCTCGTCAATCAATCTCTTTTTCTTTAAAAATAAAAAGAATGCCGATATACTTGACATTCTTCTCTTAATACGATTTGTATTATTGCCCTGATCTTTGCAATAAACGATAAACTCAGAAATATCTGAATCATCAATCTCTTTAACTGATTTATTGTCTTGATAATCGTATATATAAATCCACCAGTTAGCTAAATCGTTATAATAATTATAAATTGTCTTTTCTGAAAGCTCTCTGATTTTCATATCTAATAAATATTTATGATATAGTTTGAGTGTTTCAGGATTGATTTTTTTTAGCTTCTCTTGATTCAACATACATATTCGTTCACTTCGCTTCGGCATATTTCACCACCTACTCAAAAATAATATTTACTTCGTCTCCTTCTATGTATTTAACATATTGACAAAAGAAACGAAGGGATCTACGCATTGCCGAAAGTCTTTGATAAGACACTCCTCGTTCGTGTCTCATATATTTAATAAAGTTATTGATGTCTTCACTTGTACACTTCGTAAAAGACTTATTTTTGTTAAAATGCCATAGCCACTTAAGAAACATCCGTGTGTCGTCAACATAGTGCTTTACAGTGGCAGGAGAGTACGGTTCATAACTCAAATATGTTTCAAAGTTATCCATTAGTTCTTGGTTATATGCACACATTTTTTCTTTATTAAACATATAACCACATCCTTAATTTAGAGACATAAGTTTGGTTTTCTCACGAATAGCGTGACCGTGCTCATCGAAACACATATATACAAATCCTTCTTTCTGAGAATTAACCAATCTGCCTTCGCTATATTTCATTTTTCTTGTTTCACAACAAGCTCCCTGTTCATAGATTGCAGAATTTCCGATGACATAATACCCTTGACGATGAGTATGAGCCATAACAATATTTCTAAAATCAAATCCCTCGTTGCGAAAATAATACAAAGCTTTTTCTGCGGTTTTAAGCATTACCGAAGAGTATGCTCGTGGATGACAGAATACCGTATCACCAAACTGAGAGTACCATTTACCTGTAAATTCAATTTCAATGTTGCTATCTTTGAATACATGCGTCAGGGGAGAATACTCAGTTTTCGTTCCTATTTCGTTGTCATAATCAATAAACCCGTCTGTGAAGAGATAATCAAGTACAGATGACGGCATTATGTCGCATAATTCACTGTTTGTCTTTTTTGCAATATAATCACCTATTCTCAAATCGTGATTGCCGTTGTTTGCAATTACCTTTTTGGGATTCAGCAAATGAATCAGGTCAATTAAATATTGTCTTGCTCTGATAAGTTCTTTGGTTATGCTTACATATTTCGACTTATTCGTAAATTTTGATAACTGGGCACAGTCTACAAGGTCTCCGTTTAATTGCAATATATCTACACGACCTATGTATTTCTCAAATGTGCTAAGAGGCTTACAATAAGGAAAATGCAAATCCGATATTGAAAGAACTCTCGTGCTTACATTATCTTGATTTTTATAATTATAATAGTCATACACACCTGACGCATATTTTCTAAAGTGGTCAGATGATACGCTCTCACCAAGCAGGTTTACAATTTGAGACCATTTCAAAGGAAATTTTGTGCCATTTAGCTCTCCGTTCTTTTTAGCTACTATTAGCCTGATTTTCCATTCCTCGTGGGTTTCGTCTGGTCGCTGTAAACACCAATTGTCTATATATTTATTTGTGTTAGCTTTCTGCATAGTAAGACGCTCAACCCTTTCGTCTCTGTTTAGAGGCACGACTTTTTGCTTTAAGTATTTTAGCTGCCTCAATATTTGTGTCTGCAATCAAACGGAGATATTCGGTCACTTCTGGCAAATATCTTCTGTGTCTTTTTGCAGGCTTTCCTCGTCCTGTCTGGGGAATCCATACATCAGGAAACTCTGAGCGTATAATCTGACTCTCTTTTTTTGTGATTGTAATAATTGTAAAAACTCCTTAAATTCAATTTATCACTTGACTTGCAATGCAAGAAATGATAGTATATTATGGGGTATTGTATTTAGTCCCCCTATACAGCCTAACTCGCAAGACAAAAAACCGCATAAAATTCGAGATTTTTGGGTGTCCGAATGCCAAAAAAGGGCGGGAAGTACCCCAAAATTGCAAAAAATCACCCCGATTATGGCTATAATC